AAGGTTCATTAGATGAGATACACCTTTGCCACAAATTATAATGCGATAAAAAACACCCTACTTCACCATGAGTAAGGTGTGTATTCAGTATTGGGTCAATCCAATCTTTATTTGTATCAAATCCCTTTTGTACTAAGTCAGGATATGACAGTTCCTTACCATTGACACCATAAGATGTCTCATAGGTTATACTGGGGTTTGTCTCTTCAAATAACTTAAGTCGATCTGGTCGATTCTTTAAGTTAATCACATAGCGTTTCATTGAACATCAGAATAACGATTCTCTTGTGCCTTATACCCTGCATATAAATTCTTATCTTCATTACCACTAATGTCATCATATTGTGAGTAATGTTCGATCTCTCTTGTTCTCCTATTCTTCACATACTTTAATTGACACCAACAATCCTCATTGCATAACAACAAAGTATGAATATACCTATGCTTCATTGGTTTACCACTTGTGTAAACACAATTCACTTTTGGTTTGATAGACGTTTCAATAGTAATATATCTACTAACTGGTTGCCATCCATCCTTTATTCTCTTTTGATTATCAACAGGATCACCCTTAAAGTAAACCCACCCTTCTTCTATGTCTCCACTTGGTCGATCCCAAATAACATAGTCATCTACCTGTGGTTCATACATTATGTCTCATTAATGGTGACGTTTGTTCCCTTACTTACATTGATTGTGACGTTATCACCTGTAACGTCTACCTGTCTCTCAGGTTTCTTTAGAAGTGCTGGATGATTCTCTCTTACTGGTTTCTCAGGTATTGCTCTTAATGATTGTGGAGATATACCTTCATTTAAACCCCATTCTAACCATATCTTCGCTTGATCTTTTGGTAGTTGTTGTGCCTTCTCATTCAGCAATTCCCATCCAGAGGTAGTCAATTCTTCTACTCTGTATGCTTTCTGAACATCACCTTTATCAGGGTTAGTTAATTCATTCATGCGTTTTGTATCATCAGCATAAAATGGTTTTGTATCTCTTGGAGTTTTATCAAATTCAGGTCTAATTACCATTGTCCTAAGTTGTAAATGCGTCTATAATGTTTGAGTCGTAATCTTCTGCTAATTGCAGTTTTTGTGCCTTCATTACGTTAGGCATAATCAGTTCAATAAAGTCCTGATTAAATCCCTCCTCACTTGCAAGTAATTCAAATGCCTCAGAATCATCTTTGGCAATAACATTGATTACTCCACCATATTCAGATTGAGGAAAAGGAACCCAATAATCAATAATATACAAATATTTCATTTATCTATAATACCACTCTTCCTTTAACTTGTAAAGTATTATGGTGTTCTTGTAACTTCAATTTAATCATCTTTAACTTGTGCATCAGTTCAGGATGCCACTCCTCATTGATATAATCCTCTAAATGAGCAATATGTTCCAATGCAAAGTTTAACTTAGTGGCATCATTCATTTTCATAAAACAAACTCCTTCATATAATAATCGTATTCAACTTGCATTTCTTTTGCCCTACGTTTATAATAGGTTTCATTGCACTTGCGAGTTGTCTCTCTTTTAATATATGCCAATTCTTCTACGGATGCGTGTTCCATAAAAGATTTGAAAGTTTTAATAAACTCTTCTATCTCAGCATCACTCATGCTGTTAAACCTGCTGCACCCTCAAAACATTCTGATTCAAGGTTATCATTCATAAATCCTTTCATTGATCGCAAAGCATCCACAGTTAATTGTGTTGCCTTTTCTGCTTGATCGTGGTTATGAATGTGAAAGAATTCATCTTGCATTATATCTTCCAAATGATCCTGTAAGAGATTAAAAACTAAATCAAACTCTTCTTCGTTAAAAGTGACTTGTTTCATTGGACTAGGTGCTGGTAGTTGTTACTAATTATAACACTTTTATTCTAATATGTCACTATCTTAACATTATTGCATTAATTTATCAATACTAATTACACACAAAAATGATAACATAACCACAACATCCCACCCTTTAGTCCTGATAAAGTATGGAATACTTAAAAGATGACTCACCAAATACAACGCTGCACCGATTGTTGTAGATACATTTAAGACAACAAAGTAGGATATTACAATCAATACTGATCCGATTACCCTACTTAATGAATCAGGTTTCAGAGTTGGCATAATCTTCATAGCGATAGGTTGCTATCTTCAAACATTCATATTCACTCAGATTAGGAAACTCATCCAATACCTGTTCATAGAGTTGCTCTTTAAGTTCATCATTACAAGGGTGTGACATAATAAAATCCTCCTTTAACCAATGTACTTCTTAGTTAACTCTTCAGTCAACCAATACTTCTCATAGTCACTATTCTCTTCCAAATATAAGTGACCTCCCATCCAATCTGCTTTTGATAAACATTCTTCTCTACTATCCGCATCTAATAAGTTATATTTTGCATACTTAGTATATGGTGCTTTAGAAGAATATGATAATGATTTGTAAACATCTCCAGTTTTAATATCAACAAAGCAGTTCACATCCGCTAACCTATATTCATTCTCACCTCTACAATATGATGATCCTTTCTTATATTCAGTTATCCTGAAATACTTTCTACCTTTAGTAACAACAAACTTCGTATGAGGTTCCCAAGTACCATTCTCTATCTCATCTAAATGCTTCTTTGCACCTTTACCAAATGATCTTTCCTCACCAAAGATTGATATATTTTTATTATAATGTTTTATATTATATTCTTTATGATCTTCCTCTAATCTATCTGCTAATTGATTAACATAACCATCAAGTTCTGTTGTTTGAATAACTCTCACTTGGTGGTTAGTTTCCCATAGTTTTAAGTCGTAAATACCATCCTTTAATGATAAATCACCTGTAATGTTAGTTTTTGTACCTTCATTTAATGTAATCATAATTAATCGTGGAAATTGGGAATAAAGGTTTCAAGCACTTCATAATGACCATCAACTGCACCTTCAAGTTCTTCAAAAATGCGTTCAATTTCATCAGTAGTGCCTTGTCTATGTGCTACTATCTGAAGGTGATGTAGTATTGTGCTAATCTCACCTTCAGTTAATGCACATATTAATCTGGTATTACTCATTATTGCCACCCATGTAAGTAATTGAAATATGATATGTTTAGGTAATCGTGATTATGCCATTGACCAACTTGTTCAGGGGTTGCATCTTCAGGGCAAAAGATAAACTCTTCGCAAAAATACTCTGCACTAATGCCTCCAAGTTCATCACAGGCATGTAAAATCTCATCACATTGATTAGCGTCCATTGCCATTTCATCAACTAAGAAGTCAATGTCAGCAAAGATTTGATTAGAAGGGGTGTTCATGTTGCTAGATCCCATAGGGTTTCAAAGGACTCAATCCATGTTACCTGTTCAGAGGTAAGTTCGGATTTGTTTTGCTCATCAGCAGAGACATAAGGTAATCCCTGTTCTGTGAGGTAGTTTTCATAGACCTGAACTAACAGGTCTATTTCATCAAAAACTTTCATTTTTTGTAGGAGATTGCTGGATAAAGGTCGAACATGATGTCTCTTACTCTCTCACGATCTAAACTGTCACCATAACCCCAAGTTAACACAGTTGGATACTTTTCTATCTGCCTCCAGTATTCGTGAATTGCATCCTTGATTTTACTCTTAGTGCATCCATATACAGGATAAAGACCATCAACTACATTGTAGAATGAGTAGATGTAATCAATGAAACCTTCGATTGAACTGTGCATTGGGGAACTCCGTTGGTGATGTACCTATTATAAGGGTTGAAGGGATAGTTGCCTATCCCCATTGTGCCAGTTTAATAACTGTCACTCAATGCTGCCCATAACTTAGGATTATTGGCAATATCATAGTGAGTAAAGAGTGATAAAAACTCAGCATACTCTTCATCAGTATATGCTCTTTTATCTTCAGGTATGAAGTCCTGAAAATCTTCAGTTCCTTCAGTCCTGTATGATAGTTGACCATCTTCAACATAGTAATCAATTACTACTTGGTCGATTGAGGATACAAACTGTTTCATTTTACTGTCCATTAGTGTAGGAACCCATTAGACAATTACCGTAGCGTACTTCAGCGTAACCATACTCTTGAGAAAGATCAAGGCATAAACCCCAACAATCGTCAAGTGATACAAATGATGAGTTTTCATAAGGTGCTGATGGGCAATGGACTGAGTATCTCATTGGGGAACTCCGTTGGTGATGTACTTATTATAATGGTTGAAGGGACTGATAACAGTCCCAATGTGCCACTTATTATACTGTCACAGATGAGAATCCTATATGGTCAGGTAATCCATGACCACCCACTCCAGTTGCTCTTCTGCTACTGAGGCGTTGGAAGATTGAAATAACTTCAGTAAACTCTTCAATGGTAAGGTCATCACCCTCCCAATCTGCAACAGGTAAAGAGTTCTCAAGATCAGGTAACTCTGTTAGGAATGTTGGGGCAGATTGAAAAATACCGTTGCGGTCTATCCAAAAGGTGTGACCTACTTTGTCTGAATTAATCATTTTTCGGGGAAAATAGCATTGTGAACTTGGTCAATCACAGTATCATTAATTTCAATGTCCTGTGACTCTAGGTAATCAATACAAATCTCATGGTCAACCTCAAGGAAGTCATCATCAGATGTAACAAGATAGGTGATGTATGAATTAAGATCCATCAACTGATCTTCTGTAAGTCCTGTAGTTGTATTCATGGTGTTTGAATTGCTTACATTGTTATTATAACGAGTCCAGATCTCTTTTATGGTGTGTATGTGCCACTTCCTTAGCTGGCACAAACTCTGTCATTTCTTTCAACTTTGCGATAGCATTATGGGCATCCTGTTCCTCTTGTGGATTAAAATCTAACCACATTTGCTCAAGTGACCATACTACAAGATCATACTCATCTTCAGTTAGTTTCATTGCTCAACCTCATAGGTTAATGGACTAAAGTACATTGGATTGTTGTAGTAGATAGGATTAAAATAACAGTTGATAGAATCAAACTGTAAATCCTTAAATGGGAATACCTCTTGTAATTGTAGGTACTCATCAACTGTTAGTTTCATGGAATTAAATTACCCTCCTCATCATACCACTCATCAGTCACATTTTCAAGTTCTACTGGAGATTTCATGGTTGCTACCATACGATCAACACACTCAGCATAGTCACCATTAGTGTCTATAACACATTGTTCTACCTCTTCTACCTCATCATCTACTACATCAAATGTAACTTCAAAGAAATCGGTAAAATCTTCATATCTTGTTATTTTAACAGGACATTCATTTAACCACTCTTGAAACTCTTCATACTTGCTCATTAGGATTGCCCCCGAATGTTTTTAATTAGTTGAAAGATTTGATATGCTTCATAGTCAGTTATATCTTCTCTTATTTCATTTCCATTCTCATCTTCTGTTGTGATTAAATCACCTTCAATATACTCAACTGTCTCTGCTAAAATATCATATAAAGCAGCGAATTGAGCATTGGTTAGATGCAATGTCCTCATGGTTTTTTGGGTGGGAGAAGAAAGTAATACTTAACTGTTGGAGTGGCATCCTTCAATGCCTCATAGATTTTAGGATCAAGAGGTTTCATTAATACTTACCTCCAGTATTGTTGATGTCAAGGAAAGTTTCTTTCTCAAAAGTATTAAGTTGTTTAGGATATTGTTGGGTTACATTGTCAAGTAACTCATCAAATAAATCCTCATCATACTCATCAACCAATTCTCTCAATTCATGTTCATCACACTTCTCATAATATTCCATGAGATTATCCATAGCATATCCGACAAGTGTTTTCATGTCCATGCCATCAACAACTAATTCAGCGAATTGTTCAGCGATTTCGTTGTGTTGTTTTGAAGTAAGTTTTGTCATTACATGTAGGAAGTAAGAGGATGTAAAGTGTTAGTGGTAGCGTTTATGTCAATGATAGGGAAACCAAATGCTTGTGAGATCTTATCACATAAGTGATTTTCATCCGTAGCATACCATAATCCAATGGCATCTTGTGTTACGTCACGTTCTTCTTCAGCATCAGTTTCTCTCTCACCACCCATAGTGGTATCAAAGAAGATGTCTGTAACCAAATACATTACTTCTTTGGTTCCTTTTGAATACTTTAGTGAAGGATCGGACATTGGAAACTCCGTTGCTGATGTGCCTATTATAATAGGATTGAGAGGGTGCTACCACCTCCTATGTGACACTTATCAAACTGTCTCTTCTCTCTTGCTTTTGAAGAAAGATAGTATATCATCAATAGCACCTGTATTTCTATATCCCACATCAGGGGTGCTTGTTAATGTAATTCTATCTGATATTGCCATAATCAATTCTGCCGATATTCCACTATCAAATGAACATGTACCATCATCATTCTTTTTACCCAACTTTTGACATACTGCATCACCTATCACTTCAAGATAGAAGTCATACAATCTCTCATCCTCCATGATGTAATCAATTACATCTTCAACCAATGTATCAGCAAGTTTGTTGATTGTTTTATCAGAAAGTTTAGACATTGTGGGAATTAAGTGGATAGTGTTATGTTAGCATACCTAGCAGATTCTTCAACCTTTACTTCGATCTCCTCATATATGTGAGAGAAATCCCATCCTCGCTTAATATCATTAGCGATATATTCAACCTGTTCCTTAGTTAAACCCAGTTGTAGATCCTCTACTGCCTCAGTCAGGTTGATTGTAAGTTCTACTGGTTCCATTATGACCTCCTAAATTGTGATTGATTAAAATTTGCATGAGAGAACACGTCTCTATCAACTAATTTATAAGTTCCTATACTATTCCACATGACATAACCTTCACCATCAATCTGTTGAATGGTATCACCATCATAAATGAAAGTGGCAAAATCAGCATTGTGAGTAAACAACTCCATAAAGTCATGCTTGATAGATTGTACCAACTTCCAGTAACTAATGAGTCCATTATCATTACCAGTATTGATACCTTCACGAATACACTGGTTTAATTTCTTCTTAAGTTCTCTTGCCTCCTTAATACTAACAAATGTAACAAGTTGTGCCATTTGCCTAGCAAAATTACATTTCTGAATAAGTTTAGGTGTAATATAAAAATCTATATCAGGTTGAATAAACAATACTTCACTAAATGATTCTAATTTATAATCTAATCCACTTGCAATCGCCTCCTTAAGCACCCCTGTAGGGGCATCATACACAGTATGAGGGGCAATAATAATATCTTCCTCTATCACTTCAGGAAAAGAATATACAAGGGTATTGGGTTGATATGTATGATCTCCACGAAATCCTATAAAGTCACCTTGAATAATATCTTGAGTATTGGGTAAATGGTCAAAGCAAGCATGAAGGATTTTTGCTACATTACCTTCATGGTTAAGATCAATATCAGCGTGTGACTCATTAATTTTAATCTTTATCTTATTGAATACACTCTTAGTACCAACAAAAAAGTTACCAGTAGAAGGGTTTGTTCCCCATACTATTGCTGGAGATCCATCTATCTTCAATGATGCTTTTGCACCCCTCATAGAACAAAACCAATCCAATACAGACAAGTCACCTGTAAGAATAGAATCTTCAGGATGCTCAATGTGAATGTTTTTCATATTCTTATTATATGGGTTGAGTTAATCTATTGGCAAAATATTGTGTCGGTTCTTGAACTGTCACACCCTTCACCTCTTTCATGTATCTACGATATAAAATACCCTCTTCAGCAAATGCTTCTATCTCATGGGGTTGATTCATATAATCAATATGATGTATATCCTCACCTTCCCATATAAACTTACCACTCTTCATAGTTAATGTACCATGAACCCATTGCCTCAAATGTACTAACTCATGCAATAGAGTTTCAATATACATTCTGGCATCCATATTAGATTGTAACTGTATCTCAAAATCTCTAGGTTTGTATGACGTACCTATCCAATCACAGAAACCCATAGCATCTTCTCTAATCAACCCTCTATGGATGACAGTTACATCAATATGATGTCTAGGTAGGAAAGTGTTTAAAAACCAATTGGTAACACTCTCACACCTGCGTTTAGAATAACCGTATCCACTACGATAGATACGACTCTTGTTCCCCAATGTAGTGTCCATAAGAATGATAGAATGAATAGTAGTTTTTCTTTGCTAGTCATATCGTTACTCATTTATTATACCACTCCTCTGATTCCAATACAACTTCATCAATATCCCACTCGGTTGTTGACTCTGCAATAACTTCGTGAGAATTAATATCTTCGTGAGCAAGTTCTCTTGCTTCATCCTCGGTTTCTGCTTCAACTGCAACAGTAAAGTTTACTGTCTCTGAGCATTTAACGTGATAAGTTTTCATTGTTCTACACTCCATAATGATTTGTCGATTGATTCTCTACAATGTGGACAAGTCAATCCTGAAAAGTTAAAATGATAAACTTTACGAATTGTTTTACAATTAGGACAGATAATGTGCTTACCACGCTTTCCTGCCCTTGTGTATCTTGTAATAGGTTTGAAGGAAACTGTGGTTGAGATCATTTTAATGATGATGTGGATTGTAAACCATTAATACTATCATAGCAGATACGATGGCACAGATAGCGAATAGTGTAATAAGGTGTAACATTTAATCCTCCTTACAGGTACATGCTTTTGAAATACCACTCAACTTATTAAAGAGTGGTTCTACTTGGTCATCATTCATTAGATCAGAATTACCTTCTAATGCTGTTAGAATAAGACCAAGTTCTTCTTTGGATAGATCTACAAGCATAGTGATTACCTCATGTAGAGATAACCACCACTCCATCCACAGTTACGAGGATCAAGCACATACTCACGATCTTCAATAACTCTTAGATCGTATCTAACGTGCTTTGCTGGTGCTGACCATGATGCTGCTTTGTAGATCTCACCTGTATGCTTGTTAACAAAAGCATGAACACCACCACTATTCCACTCTTTTCTACGCTCATCCCAATCGTTTGAGATGATCTTATAATACTTTTTACCTTCTGTAATGGTAAATCTCATTCCTTTGAATGTACCCTCATTTAACTCATTTAATTGCTCTTGTGCGTAGCGTGATAATTCTGCTTTGCTACCATCAGCATTGAACATTGCAGCATTATTTTCAATCATTCTTCTATGATACTGCTTGTAGTTCTCAGCAAGTGAGATACATAACTGATTTGTCCATCTAAGGATTTTGTTCTCAAGATCAGCAACCACTTGCTCTCTTTCTTGTCTTGTTAAAACTGTAGGCATTGGGAACTCCGTTGGTGATGTTCTTATTATAGAGAAAAAAAGACCCCTGTGAAGGGGTCGTGTGACAGTTATCAAACTGTCCTTATAGGTCTGTTCCTCCTGTCTCTACTACTTCTACAATGTCCTCAAGAACTGCTAGGATCTCATTTCCATTGTTAGTGCTGTCAAGTAGGAACTCGGCAAAATTAGGTGACATAATAAAATAGTCGGTTTACAATATGGGGTGATCCCCAAATGCCCTTAGAGGAATTGAACCTCCATCTTACCATACTATCATTCATTTTCATAATGTTCCCAATCATTACGAATGATAGAATCGCTCCCCAACGAAGTAAGATTGTACCAACAAGGGCAAGTAGTGTGGTATGCTCAAGAGGTGCTTCACCTATCTTCGTTATGTAAGGAATTACCACATTCTATTACAATGCTACCTTACAAGGTCGGATAGGTACTAAGTCATACCACGACTAGAAAAATGAGAGAGTGGGGCATCAACAGAGGTTTCACCTACTATGCCCAAATTTACCCTATGGGAATCGCTTACACCTGAACCCTACTTGATCAATGATTTCCCTTATCCTTTCGGAGATAGTATGGACTCTCACCATACCCATTGATCGTTTTCGGCATAGGAACCACATATCTCTCATGTGGTGGGTCTTACAGATTGATTCCGAGATGTCTGACCTTAGAACCTTTTAGGGAACTTAAGATCTCAGGGATCGGCAATCTCTCTTGCCCAGTGACCTTATTATATTGTGTTTTGGGTGGTAGGTCAACCACCCTTGTGCCAGTTATTGAAGTGGCATACTAAAATGCCATTCTTGCTGGAAACTCTGCTGGAATGTCAAGTATCTCACCCTTCACTCCACTTCCATACTGACCTATATCGTAGCATGTCCATGAACCATTGTCAAATAGGTAAGCATACTCACCATCAGTTCTCTCTGTTTGGTCAAGATACTCTGTGATTGACTCAGAGATCTTTGGTGGGCAGTCCTCGCCTCTCTCTGAGTAGTATGAAGGGGCAGATACTTCTCTCTTGCCATTTTCAGTACCATCATAAACATAATCCCACCCATACTCAGTATCACAAGAGGACATATCTCCTCCATCAATCAACTCTTCAATCTTCTCTCTTGTGTTAAACTTCTTCTCAAGTGTAACTCCTAACCATGATGGATAACCATCCCAGTGATGATACACAGAAATAATCTGATCTTCTAACTGTAAACCAATACGAGAGCGAGTTCCCATTTTAAGAAAAGATGTGTAAATGAATGGTGAGAGAAAACAAAACTGAGGGGGCAGTGCATTACCTTAACATCATATCTCTGCTTCTTATCATCTATCCTAACGGTATTTTTTACGATTTGCGTGATGCAGGGATCAACCGTAACATAATTAAGATGAATGTCAGAGTAGTTAGGAACCTCGTTTGTTTTCCCGTACCGCTATTATAACCATTAAAAAACCCCCTGTGTAGGGGGTGTGTGCCACTTAGTGAAGTGTCATAGTGTTATAACCACTTAGTCATCATAAACTCTACACTCTAAAGAGTCGGGATGATTATCACAGTAAACTTCAAGATGTGAATCTTCGTGCCTTGTATGATAGTCATTGATCTTACCTTCGTTAGGATCAACTACATCATCCTTATGATACTCATCATATTCTGCATGAACATTCTCTAAGTCCTCCTTAGAGTATTCAAGCATACCATGATTTATATGCTCTTTCCCATCCTTGGGATCAAGATAAACTTCGTGTTCTAAATCGTGTTTTGGGTGTGTCATAATCCAACCGAATTTGCGTTTGAGTGATTTCTATTTCAAACAACTGCAAGTTGTTCTTTTCTAACGAAATCACCACTCATATTATAATACAATTTATGATTATTAGTGGTAACGTAATGTCCCTTTATCTCGTTTCCATCACAATGCCAACCATAGTTGATTACACTCTCGTTGGTTCCATCTATACTAAACTTCTTATCGGTGTGTAGATACTCTAGGTATCGCTCATCGAGATTAATCATCTTTCTAAATGCGTTTGTGTGGGAATTATAACATAACTACTTATAAAATCTAGTTATGCTTAAGGTTTATTTAATCTTCTTCAGGTTTATCGAAGTAAGTACCAAATAGTCCACTATCACCATCCCTGCGGTTCTCTAGTTTTTCCACAATGTCTATTGCGTCAACTAGATTCTCAATGTTTGCCAACATATCAGCAATATGTTTACTGACAAAAGGTTTCTCGTTTCTAGCAGCGAAGGCAAGAGCATTTCTTAAATTTTCTTGTGCATCTCGTAGAGATATTTCTACCTGTTCTGATAGTGCCATTACAGTTCCTCCTCACAATGCTTTTCTACGATCTCTTGAATGACTTCGCTGAAAGCATTACGCAATTCATACTCGACATCATTCTTATCTTTCTTCAATCTCGTTACTGTGATTGGTGGCAATGTAAGAGTTGCGGTTATATCCCACAATCCTAGTTCTTTGTTCTTGGTAGTGTTGATTTCTAACATTAGTTTCTGTTGTCTCCAGCGAGTTCATCTATCTTAGCACAAACATAAGGATTGTCATAGTCGGGTGTCTCGTCCTCTTGCTTATCCTTTGGCCACCAGATACCATCAGCAGTCATTTCATAACCAGCATCAATCATTTCTTGATAGGTCATTTCCTTTCCTTCACGATAGGTATTAGATCTAGTTTCGTCAGGCAGTTCTGTATAATCTGGCCAACGATTAGGATCGTCTAAAGTATCACCAAGATAAGTATCTAACTCCTTCTCGTGAAGGTTTATAACCTTATCCTTATGCTCAGTTCCATGAACAAGACGTAATACTTCATTAGCAGTCCTTACGCATATTCTATGGTATGTTAGATTCCTTCTAAGGGTTGTCCTTATGGTATCATAGATCTCTTCTGGGGTACAATCAGATGTTAAAGCATCTTCTATTGCATCCTCCAAATTAGTCAACGAATAACTGCGGTTGCTGTCCCTGTCGCTCATTCTGGTCGTGCTTAATTGCTTCTTGCACTATACTCTCTATTTCTTCAGATGTCAAGTCGTTCATAAACTTCCAGTTAGGATCATTTCTATCCCATTCAACCTCAAATGAACCATCATCCTGTTTATTAATCTTCAAACTGTCCTTCATTATGTTCTCCAAGTTTAATTCTTTTCTTTACTATTTTAGCATACCTGATCTCATCCTTAGAATACCATTCAGGATGTTTCTTTGCCCTCTTCAATAATAACTTTGCTGCTTTCTTGTCCTTCATTAGAACTATTCTTACTTTTTTCCAAGTGAGTATTTATATCATTTATCTGGGAAGTAACATAAAGCATCTCAGATTGTAGTCGATCTATCCTATCGTTGTTAGCATCCATTTGTGCTTTAATGTAAGTTACTACACTATCATCATCAACATCTTTCTCTGCCCACAAGGGTTCTGTATCATCAGTACGATAAGGATATAACCAATCCTCTACCTCAGATACACACGCCCAAGCAAACTCTCTTAATCGAAATAATGGTTTCATTTATAACAGAATAGAAAATCATCTACAAAGGATTCTGACTTATCCTCACCAAACTTGCTCTTTAAATATCCCCTAACAGGATCAAGTTTAGTCATATATGTATCAAAGTCACTATACACCGTAGTGTCTGTTCCTTTAGGTTTATTGTCATCTATCATCTCCTTATACTTTTCTAAGTAATCTTTAAACTCTGATAGGTAAGCATTAACTTCCTCTGGTTTGCAGTATCTTACGAAGATATTCTCAGAGAAGTGGTTGCCCATCTCAAAGAATCTATACTTACCATCATCTTTAGGTAGTCCGTCAACTGAGAATAGATACTTCTCTCTAGGATGTTGGAAGTCAAATACTATAATGACCTTCCTATCACTAAACTTCATTAGATCCATACCAAAACAAGGCAGATCTGCACCTGTTTTAGGATAGAGTATGGTATTGTATATGTCAGCGTTAGGGTCTGTTATATGTGCTTCTCTTGCCTTTAGGAAGTGCTTTCCTGTGCGGATGTTTGCTATTAGATTAGCATCCTTATTCTCCCACCTAGCCCACTCTTCAGTTACTTTTAACTGAGGAAAGGCATCAAAGAGTGCATCTATGTAATCTTGCCAAATAGTCATAATGGTATGTAACGATTTTCTACAGAATGTTCTACATCAAATGGGGTTATTTCAAATGCTAATGTTATTCTCTCATCATCTTGAGTATGTTCTGTGGTTAAATGTGGAACATAATTAGGAAACAATGTCATCACACCAGCAATATTATCTGCTGGATACATTAATTGACTAAAATCATCACAAACCCCTTCTCTATCTGCTCTTTCAATAATATTTTCCTCAGTAGCATGTTCAAAAGGATTCAAATATATTGTTTTTGTACTACTATTAGAGATACAAATGTTTCCACTAAGATAACTATTAGGATTCAATCCATGTATATGTTTCTTAATTCTTTCACCTTTTCTCATAATATTACACCAACACATAATCTTAGTATTGTATGATGGAATACCAATACACTCTTCAAGATATTGTTTATGAAACTGTTTAACACCCTCTTTAAGTTTTTTTATCTCAGGATGATCCCAATCAAGCACATTGTAATAACCATGCCTTGCTGTTGTAGTATCAGTACCTAGTCCAGTTGATCCATCATTTAAATTAGGACAATCTATGTCCATAATCTCCGATTCTTTTTCTAAAACCAAATCGTTTACTATTTTAGGATCAAAATCAAGTACCTTCTCACCAATAAAGAATCTCCATTGAGGTGCAAGTGCAGTCAATGGTTGTCTACTCATAAAAGGTATGAATCTATAACTATTATCTTGTGTAGGCATCTTTTATTTTTCTTTGGAACTCAACTTCACACTCTTTAATTGCTAATAATGTATCATAGGGTATCCACGCTGGTTCTTCATCTTTAAACTGTACTTGAACTTCAGTAAAGTTCTTTTGCAAGTACCTTGAATAAGATTCTCTTACCATCTTAACTGGACTCAAGGGGTTTTTCATTTCTGCTGTTGCTTGTTCATACATTAATTATAAGCCGAAGTTATAACCTAAACATTATAAAACCCCTGACAGTATTTGTCAAGGGTTTCCTGATTATTTGGTTGTTTAAATTACTTAAGGTGGATGTGTGTGTATAGTCATGTTAGAATAGAAATGTTTACTTGAACCTCTAAACTAAAACCTCCTTACATATACGTTTACAAGTTGAATGAGTGTCTTCGCAGTCGATTAAGCACTCGTAGTATTCTGCTAGTAAATCATCGTGGTCATCCTCAGATGACAGTTGATTATAAGATATTAAGTTGTGCATAAAAAACTCCTTGAACGACAATTAATAGACCATAATGTATGATGTTCAGGTCATCTTGTTACCTCTAATTCTTACTATTATTTAGTGAGAATGTGTCCGTATCATCAATTACACTTAACAAAAATTTATGCCTACTTGGTCACATTTTGAATGAATCTATAGTACCTTCGTACTGGACATTGAGGCCATTTATTAGAGTACCTATCAAACTCTTCCTTTGTTATTAAATGATGTTTGATCTCTAACTTCTTTTCTGTTATAGGATATACTGTAAACAATGGTAATCCATAAGGCATTGCTATATCATAAGGTTCTGATCTCAATGGTGCAGTAATATGACAACTAAATGAATTATTATACTTGAAATCTATCAAACCTGGAATAATATATAATCCATTTTGTCTATAGAACTCTGTTGAATAATGGGATTCCATAAACATAAACTTTACATCAGAGTTACATTCACCCATCCAAGGTGTTAGAAACTTAAATGCTGCTCTATTAGGATACAAACCCTCATATTGTGCAGGGTAATGTTGTGTAAATGGATCAAATTTTGGTGGTATGTTTGGTAGTAATTGAACACTACCATTAGGATATATTCTTATCTTTAAATCTTCCCATAATCTAAACTTTATACCTTCATTCATAAAGTAATTAATTCCAGGACAATTCTTTATAGTTCCTATGCTATACTTAGAATGTGTTTCCTTATCAACCACATCAGTAGAAGATTTAATATTCTTCAACCAATCTGGTGTATCCATCTGTAAAGATGGTTTATCATTAACAAAGAAACCTTTATCACAAGTATAAAGGTCTACTTTCACTTTCTTATTAAACATCAATAAAATGCAGGATCTATCCCATCAGGATCATAGAAGTCAGGACATAACATCTGTCCTGCCATTATTTTTGCTTCATCATTACTTTCACATAAGTTGTGCATCCATATCCTTTCTGCTAAAGTAACTGGTACTGAATCAGTAGTAATAATTCTACAAATGATGTCTGTCAATTTCAATTTTTGTCCTCTTGCCATCTTAGTCACGTTGCCTCCAATCGTCCGATCTATCTTGATGAAACCAGTCCACAACATCCTGTGGATCTCCGAAACCCCTACGGTGATTGTTTGAATCGGGATCTCCTAAATTCAAACTATTCAGAAAAGAATCTTCAGGGTTCTGATTCATCTTTCTTGCAGTATTCATCATACCTCTTGCTGCGGTATTTGCTTTTGATAATTTATTTGCCCAAATCATATCCTCAAGGGATACATCTCTTCCTGAAGCAATATCTTTACATATTCCTTCCAACCTTAAACGGTATTGAGTAGATAGCATAAATCAACTTTATAAGTGTGATTATTTATTGTTATAATACTGGATACTCCTCATTGCGTACAAATTCAGTTTTCTTGGTCTTGAAATCTTCCATCAATCTTTGAACTTGTTTTCTATCAAGACCTGCAAGGTGTTGACAGTTTTCTAAACAACGGAAAATACATTCCCTATCAGAAATGGGTGGAGAAATCTCCCACCCTTGCTCATCATAATACTTCTTACCTTCAGTAACTTGTGCCTCTAAGTGTGAGAGATCTTGTGCCTTAGAAGGATTCTTGTAGTTATGCTTCTTAGTCATTCTTGAAACTGATCTAATGTCCAATGAGGATGAGTCCTCTGCCAATCAGGTACACTATGATACTCCTTTAATGCCTCTAGCACAATCTCTTTCAACTCTTCTCTGTCTTTGTCAGTCATTCCCATTTTTCGTAAGGTGGTTCAGGTTCATCAACAAGATGTGTAAACTTATCAGTATCAAAATATGATTTACCTCTCTTACCATCTCTCTCGTCTAATACTTCATTAATAAGTATCTTCAACTCTTTAACCATCTCTTGAGTGTGTATCCTACGAGGTGTAATTACAGCACGAGGAAGAATTGGTTCTCCATTCTCATCATGTGGATATATGTTGTCCATACATCCTTCAACTGCTTCACCACTCATTCCCTGAGTATCAATCTTTTCACTCATAATGGATTACCGTTCTTATCAACTAAACCAAGTTTCTTTACTTGACCTAAATTTGATCTATCTTTCTTTTTGAGTTTTTTATACTCTTTAATGATCTTATCTACCTCACTTTTAGAAATCTTAGCATTAAGTTTTTGACCTTTATCACCAGCACCTTCCTTCTCTATGTAATCATTAATACCAATTTGGATGTCTGCCTCTATAATGTCATTAATCTGTTTTCTAATATCATCCATAATTAATACTCCCTCTTCTCTGTCATATAGTAATCTCCTAATGCTCCACTCATTAAAGTTTCGCTAATCTCACCATTTGGTGTTGTAATTGTAGGTTCTACATGATCATTCTTCTCTCCAAACTTTGATTTTGGAACTCTAGGATTAATCATATTTCTTGTCTTTTCAATAACATCATCCCTAATTTCCATCAACTCATCATAACATTGTTGATTGTAAGCACAACTGCGTAGATGATGGTCTGCTTGCATTAATGACTCAAGAAAGATAGCACGAGCTCTATCCCACTTATCATAATCTGTTATCTTTTCGTCTAATGATTTTTGGTCTTTCATAAGAACTTCTCCAATGATCCTTTCTTTTTGAGTTTCTTTTCAAGTGCAATTTGTTTCTTTATGTATGACATAGCATCTTTGTAATTCCTTGCTGTGTGCATATGTTCTCCATTGTGAATAATACACAACTTAGTTTCACTTCCTATAATTGGAATTGCTGCCCATG